GTTCCATTCCATGTATCTTGTTGATTGGCATAAGTCAAGCTGTGATTATACTCTGACCAATCAAGCTCATTAACTTTAATCTTAGCAAGCCTTGAGATATAGTCAATGGTATCACTTACCAATGTAATCTCAAATGACCATATGCCATTCATTAATTTACAACTCATCAACTGAGCAACGCCATTGAACTCAAGCAATCCATTCTGATAGTATTGTGCCTCTGCCTTAATGCTTGGATCAAAGTCGACAAAATCAGAATCAGTTCCTGAGATAGTATCAGTGGCTGATAAGGTATAAACACTCAGCATTAATGACGTGTTGTTTCTTGTGCCAGGCAAAGTGATAGTCTTAGACTTATTTCCCTTCCTTGCATTCAAGTCCTTAATATCACTGATATTGAATGTCAATGGAAATGGAGCATCTTGATCAATGTCAACCAGTCTACCATTAATGAATAATTCTCCAGCCATTAGTTAAGTTGTGATCTATAAGTGAATGTTCTCTCAATGCTTACTGTCTCTTGAATCAATCCATCTCTTCTCCTGTTCTTAAGAGTATATGATGAATTGGTTACTTTCACCGGCTCGAATGCTGTGCCATTATCTCTCTCAAGATATACCAGTGGTGAATCATATAATGACTTGACCAACCATTGCTGAACGTCTTGGTTAATCCAGTCTGAGTTCAACACCAATTGCTCTGATTTAGTCTTGGCAAAGTCTATCTTCTGACCAGCATAAAGTGGATACGTGTAACTTGTACCATCCCACACTCCTGGATCACGTTGATAGCCGAATGATTGAACAGTTGCTGATTCAGTTGATACCAATCCAAAAGTGAATGAATCAAAAGAGCCGAGCTTGTTTAACCAATGCAGCCTATATGTATCATATCTCTTGCAGTCACTATCAAGATAGATCTTGAATGATTCTGTTGCTTGATCTGTCAACTCTACTTGTATGGTGTAGTAATAACAATCATCAAAATCAGAAGCAACCAATGATGTGTTATCAATCAATACTTGAGGACCAACATTAATGATATTGAATTCTGTTGATGTTAAAGTTAAACTTGCATAAGCAGTGTTGTTGTTGTTGATATCGAATATGTTAACAAGCAATGTCGCAACCTCAAGACCAGTCTGTTCAAAGTATCCAAGATAGAAATTTTCCTCCAATCCACACAATGCTCTTTTATTCCTTGGAAAGTAAGTCAGAAACAATGACGATCCTGTAAGCTGTGGATCGTAATCAGAATAATCCCATGAGACAAAATCAGCATATTCAATTGATCCATTGAATGCCTTCACTGTTGTACTTGTATCACTGGCTTGAATGGTTGGAGTTGCTCCATACTTCTCATAGACAATGATGTAATACTCTACCATAGAATCAGTGGCATCATACTCAAGATCAGTTGTGATTCTGATGTTGCTCAGTGTACTCTGCACAGCTTCAGATACATCAATGCGACCAAGTGTGTTGAATTGTCTGAAGACCTCTTGAGTGATTCTCAGTAAGCCATCAATATAGACCTCAACCACAAATGAGAAATTCACCTGAGCAGTCTGATCACTGCTGAACGTGAACACCAATGGATTGCCAGCTGGTGAAATCAATTGAGGCTCATCATATATTGTTACTGCCATTTCTTGTAAAATTTATTTCAAACATTAATCCAGTGAGCTCTGCTAAGTCCTTACCAATCTTCTCAAGTACCTCATCTGTAATTACATTGTCAGTGATTCTCTTAGGTCTCAATCCTCGTTGCTTAATGTTATAACTAACAGCATAAGCATGCTCCATGTCAAGTCCTTTCCATTGGCTAATTGCCTTTGCCATGTTGTGACTGACTCCAGGATATCTGAATGAGAACCTACTTCCAAAGTTATTAGTACCCACAGCATTAACACCCTCGTCAACAAATGGATAATAATCCTCTGCCTCTAATCTGAATGACAGCGTGCCAGTTGGTAATGGAATGATTGAAGCTGCCAATGCTCCAGTGTTCTGAGCTACCTTCTTAGTGTAGTCTCTGAATTCAGTTGCAAGCCTTGTTGATAACTGAGTAATGAACTTATCATAAGCATTCTGAGGCTGCTCAGCTTCCTGAGTAGTGATACCAAAGTCCTCAAGAAAATCAAAGTCTGCCATTACTTAATATGCGTTTATGTTCGTTCTCATCCACTATTCTGAAATAGTTCATCCAGAAGAGAGTTGTTACATAAGGTTGTTGTGTAACCTTTGCCACACTGACTCCCATTTCTTTGGATAGTCTATGGATGATAGTGGTCCAATTAAACCACTCTGAATCTTTAAGTCCTGCTCCATCATCATCATTTCCATCCTCTGCCTCGCCATCTGTATCCCTAATATAGCGAGCCTCCGCTTCTCCGATAAGTCTAAAAAAAAACTGAAAAAGTTCAAAAACTCGTCCCCTGGGAAATGTTCTAAGAACTCCTTGTACCTATGCTCATTAGGATTGAGCACTCTACCTCTGTCATCTTCTTGACAATACTCCATGCCTTTCTCAACATACATGATTGCCAATGCTTGACATGGATCTTGGCTAATATCTTCAATCAGTTTCAAGTCAATGATCTGACCAGTTGACACATGTGCAAAGTTTTTCTCAAAGTAATACATCTTACCATTAACCTCAATCTCTGACTTTGGCTCTTGATAATTATAACTCACCAATAACTGAAGGAGATGGTTGGCAGCAACTTGGATTGATTCAATATCTGCTCTCTTAATCTTGTTGATTGACTCACCACTGAATAAGCTCAGCAACTGGCATTGGAATATCAACAATTGAGTGATGTCATCTTTCTGCTCCTTCATTGCCTCTGCCATCATCAACCATCTTGTCATCTGTACTGGTGTACAGTTAGCTAATGTAGTTGGTAATTTTATATCAAGTTGCTTCATACTCTTAATGCCATATATCTGCCTCGGTTAGTGAACTCCTTTTTGCTATGCCAAGCTAATGCTGTGGATATTACACCATCATCATGTAAGCCTGATGGAGCTGAATAAGTCACGTTCCTTGTGTTTGGATTGTAAATATAGGAATAATTTTCAAGCTCATCAATTAACCACTGCTCATTGATGATTGAGATTGCTTGCTGCTCAAATGCAACTGCCAAGTCTTCAATGATGATTGGCTTACTCTTAGAGCTTGTTACAAATGGATGGATAAGATTCTTGCACCTTGACTGGAGCATCTCATAAAATACATCACCTTGGTTGTTGACCTCTACCAATGTTGTTGCGTTGTATTGCTTAATGATGGTTGCAACATTCTCAATTATCTTACTCCACTCATCATGCCTCCATCTATGAGCTGCCACCATCTGACCATCTTGGTTGAGGATAGTGAGCACAGTGTAGTCATCAGCTCTACCGATGTCAAGACCAGCATACATCTTTGCAGTCTTGGCTCCAGTGCTTATGCAGTTGTTAACATTCTTGAATATACCAGATGCATTGTCAATGAACTCAGCCATGTACTCCTGTCTGAACACAAAGTCAGGCAATGACCTCTTTCTCTCATTCAATTCTCTTGGATCAATCATAGGATTGTCATAAGATGTGAAATGAAAGTAAGCATACCTATCATCGTAATTAGGTTGCATGCATAACCTATGGAAATGATTCTTCCCCTTGGGAGTTGATATGAATATAATCTTCTTACCTTTCACCAAGACAGTTGCACTCAGTACCTCATCCCACAGCTCTGGTCTTGTGAAGGCCATCTCATCAACTACCATGTAATCAAAGGTATTACCTCGGATGTTATCTGGTCTCTCACCGGAAAAGAACTCAATGGATGAGCCAAAGCCAGTGATCATCAAGTCTGACCTATTGAAAGAGAATAAGCCACTTGCTGAGGTTGCTCTCTCCATCTCTGAGAACACCTTCTTGCCTTGCTTGTAAACTGGAGTTACCCAAGCTATTTTACAGCCTTTATCATTGATTGCCCACCAAAGTAGTTGGTTGATTCCAAGCATAGTCTTACCAAACTGCCTACCAATATTCAGAGCATAATACTTCTCATGGCCATGATTAATAGCGTCATGGATCATTCTCTGATTGTCATGTGGCTTGTAACCTTTGACTACACTCATTCAAAATCAAACTTCTCTACATTCTTAGTCTCGAGCTGTTGTCTGTCATGCATGCCAAGAAAGTTCTTTCCGTAGAATATACCCTTACCTTCATTAGCAACAATAGAAATGGCAAGAGCTTTGAAATCTTCTGTTATCTTTTTTATGGTGTCCGATAATGGATGATTATCATCTTTCATTGCATTGTAAAATTGACTTTTCTGATAGAATTCAAAATCATTTCTTCTCAGCCAATGCAATAGGAAATATCTAACATCAGGAATTATTCTGTCTTTTACTTCATGAACTCCAGAATTAACAACTACTTGCTTTGTTGCAAATTCACATTCATCAATATATTTCCATGCTAATTCTCTAATCTTATCAATGTCTATATTTTTATGAGTATTTGACATTTAGATATAATTATTCTCTTAATATATTATTTTGTTCGAAATAATACTCCAATAATACCTAACTGATTAACAACATCAGAGTTATTATCATAGTGTTTAGAGATCCCAAGCTCTTTTATTTTCTCAATCTTAGCCTTGTTGCTACCAGTTGCAATAATCTCAACACCAGGGAAAGATATTCCAGCCTTGCTTGATCTTGCTGTGATGATATACACTTGAGCTCCTTTGTCAATATATTGCTGGATCAGTTCTTTACCTTTGGCAGTTGAGCCTGTACCATCCCAATCAAATGATACTTTCTCAGCTGCAAATTGTCCAGCACATACAGCATATCTCTGAGCTTCATCAGTGTACTCAGATTTCATCTTCTCATCTGACATGCATCTTGAGATGAACTCATCTTGAGATTCAGATTCTCTTGGTTGTGGTATTGGCATTATTTGCAGTATTTAATGTAAAACGTATAAGGCACAACCTTAAGCTTAGCAAGGATCCAGATAAGATGCTTGTATTTTTTAAAGTCATATTTGTCAAACTCTTCCCTGTCTCTCTTTCTGATGTTAACCAACCTCATCATTCTCTCAGCACTTGAGCCAAGCTTAGTGAAATCAAACTCCGACTTTTTATTGAACTGCTCCATTGCTTGCTCTTTGGTTAACTTACCACTTCTCACTTGAGCTGCAAGATACACAATTCTTTTGTCAATATCAAACTTCTCAGGGAGAAGGAATGAGCCAACAAATTCAGTGTAAACATTCTCACAATGCTTGCCACCATAATCTTGCCAGTTGATTAACCTCTTCATTTCAGCTTCCATTGAGTCTCTGTCAAATCCATAGTGGAATGGTCTCACGTTCTTGATTCCAATTGCAGCATAAAAGAGCTGGTCTTTAAAAGTGAATAGAGGATAGTTCTGCAGTCTGAGTCCAGAATACTTGTTGTACACCGATTGAATGTACTTAGCATCCATATAAGTCCAGCCTTTTGGAGTTGAGCCTTCAGTTCTGAAATCATGACCATTAAGAATGTACTTGATACCATACTTGAATGCAGTATCATACATCAGCTTAGTCATTGCAATATCATTAGGTATATCAGCATCAGGAACTCCAGCCCAAAGGAATGCATCATTAAGTCTATCATACTCCTCTTTGTTCACAGTGTAAGTGATTGAATCAACACCAAGTAACTTGACTAACTGACTCATGTTGTGAACTGCCTCTGGAGCATTCCAATGATTATCAAAATGAATTACCAATGGTCTCAGATTCCAATACTTGACAGCAGTGTATAACAGTGTTGATGAGTCAATACCTCCAGAGATACCCATAATGCAGTCATAAGTCTTATCATGGCCTTTGTCTTTTATCTTTTGAATGATATACTTAAGTTCATGAGGATTGGCTTGCAATTCAAGCTCATCATGTAGATCGCAGTATTCGCATTGATGCTCACCTATTGAGGCAATGGTCTCATCAAATAAACAACGTGGACATTCTTTCATAGTTTATAAAGTTGTGAAATAATTTACTAATATACGAATTATCAACATGCCTTGTGCTATATTCACGCATGATTGATTGACAGATATCATCAACTGACTTCCATGGAATAGAGCCTGGAAGATCACCATTGTATATGGACCTCCTTCCCATCAGTCCCATTTCAATGTTGGTATTCGGACATCCATCATGAGGAGTCAGTCTGAGGTTTAGAAAGCATTGAGAATATACATCCACAAGTTCCTCCTTAGTGAAAGTATCATAACCAGCTCTTATGATTGGAATATCAATACGTTCTTTAATCTCATTGATTAGTGACTCACCATAATACTCTGGAGTATTACCAGAATACCAGAAGATTTTATTACCACTTGGAACCAATGGCCACTCATGAGGAATGACTGCATTGACTGGACACCAGATTGATTGCACTCCCTTTGACTCAAGAGTCTGGAGCACTTGATGACTAACAGCAATGTTCACTGAGTCCTGGACAAACTTAACCCAATCCTCTGGGAGATCCTTAGCATCAGATCCGAACCAAACAATTGTGCTGCCTCCCATGTGGGTTGCAAGCATTGCAAGATCATCTTCTCTGTACATGCCCATGAACACTGCCTCCCATGTACATACTTCATAAGGAGTGAGCTTATATTTCTGTATCAATCCTCGATCAAGTCCAGCCAATGATTCTGATATATGTGCTTGCATTAGAGTAGTTCTTTAAGTTCATTAAACTCTTTCTCAAGGAGTACTGGTGAACATCTCTCAGACCTCAATGAGCCATCCCAATGATCTTTGAACTTATGCTTGTTATTCCATTTATTCGTAGAGATTGATAGCAGCTGAACTGACTTATCACATTCAAGGATACCAATCTCTTGATTTGTTTTCATTGCCTTGAGCCACATGGACCAGTCAAGACCAGAGTTTAGTCTTGGATCAAATGGAGTCCAGTTTATTTTCTCAAGGAATTTCCGATTAAGAAACCTTCCAATGCCTATTGGCTCATTCTGCCTAACTGGATCCTTATAACCTTTCCAATGTACTAATCTAATATTATCAGCAACATCAACGAAATGACACCCTAACTGGCCAATCATTCCAAAGTCTTTACTATGCTCCTTACATCTTGCAAGATACCCATCACTACACCAGTCAGATGAACCCATGAAGATCACTGCATCAGGATTATAATTCTTTGATGCTTGGAAGCCAGCATTCCATTTGGTACCAAGAGGATCATTACTGATTGATATGAACTCACAATCAAATTCCTTAGCTATCTCATTAGCTTCGTTCTCATGCCCTAAAATAATAGGAATGACTCCTTGACGCTTAAGTCTTGAGATAGTTAGTCTAACAAGAGGAAAGCGACCAAATACTGGTATTGGTGCAGTTATAATCATTGTTTAATTCCTATAAAGTGAATACGAGGCTGGAGATGCTCACCATCATTGATTGACTTTAAGAGTTTACCCATTGCATTACGAATACAAGTTGAGCATCCAACATTAAGCTTTCCAAATCCCATTGCCTTGTACCAATCACTAAGTTCTTTTTTCATTCCGGCATTGAGACTGAATGATTTTATTTTATTATACCTCTCAACTTGTTGCAGTAGTTCGTTACTTACTTTCATAGATTAGTATTAAGTCAGATAATAGATAAGTTATGAATGCCAAGCCAATCAGATGCCAGTCAATAATCGAGGAAGCAATCACAGCAACCCAAAAAGATAGACAGCTCTGGCAAGAGAATGGCTTGATATCAGGCAGATTAAAGCTCTGGAGAGCTCTCGCAAATCCTATTGGCAGTAATATTATAATCAGATAAATCATTTTTAAATTGTTTAATTGCTAAGTGAATAGTATCAAGACTTATTCCAGTCTCATTCCTAATTTCTCTGTAAGTCATTCCCATTAGATGCATCTTTGTTATCTCCATAGTGAACAGCTTCTGATCGTCTGAAGGAGATTGGTGAAGATAGTCATCCAATAGTTTCTGAGCCTCTGAGACTTCGTATTCATCCTCAGATTTAAGGTTGAGTTCTGGAAGCTCTTCATGTGACTTAAAAAGCTTGTTGAACGATGAGTCTCTCCAGTTGTATTGATTGTATGCGTATCTTGCAAAGACTCTTGGTAAGTCTTCTGACTGGATGCTGAGTTCATATACCAATAGATAGACATGGCTGACCAAGTCCTTTGATATTGGATTGCCTCCAGTGATCTTGTTTGCGATGAGATAAGCTTCAGTCTTCCAGAATTGCACATGTAAAATTATTGATTTTTAAGATACCAATTAAACCACTTTATGTAAAAGTCTTCAGAAACTTTATCACCTTTCATGAAACGCCACAACTGAGTTGTATTCACTCCCATATCTTCAGCAATGTGAATCTGTTTATATCTATTACTGACTCTTGACTTAGTCTCTCTGAGCATAAAGTCCTTGATTGTCTCATCAAGATTAAGGTAAATGTTTAATGTCTTCATCTTCTTGAAATTACAACCAACCAGAATGCAGCCAGTAATATAAATACAACTAATCCTATTGTACTGAAATACAGATAAATAGTGTAATAAAATAAACCTATCCCCGAAACAATCAGGGACAGGATTAAAAACCAAAGGAAATACTTAAGCATTAGAATAAACTTGATTCAATTTTATAAGCATTCAGACTGTTGTAATACTTGCCAGAATACTCTCTACCTCTTACATCGAATGATACCTCAAGCTCTTCACCAATTGAATACTTGTCCATCTCAGCGATTCTATCATTAAGAATCTGGAACTGGATTGACTGAGGATACTTCTCGTCTTGTGTTTCTATTACGAAATCCATTACTCTGAACTTCTCAGAGATTTGTCTTGGCTCTGACTTTACTATCAGTTTGCCTTTTAGCTTTAAATTACTCATCTTACTTATTTGTTAATTGTTCAATATACTCATTATAATACTCAGTTGCAGCAGTCAACTTCTCAACCATCATCTCCTCATTGATTGTATTCCTTTGATACTCCAGAACAGTGATTCTCTTCCTTGGATCAATATGAGATACTTTGTGAATGAATCTATTGTCCCAGTCACCAAGCAAGACATCATCAGTATCAATCATGCAATAGATTAGATATCCAACTGGCTTATTCAACAACCAAAGATACCCTCTGATTTGCCATTCGTAATCTTTGTTAACTCCTTCCTCTGGAGTTGCTGGCCAAGTATCCAAGGACCAAGATGTCTTGATATCGATGATTGAATTATCCAGGATAATATCAGGCTCTCCAGTTAGAAATTCATTCTCATATCTCTCTTTATTCTTGACATAGAATGTACCTCTCACTTGATTAACCAGAGCAATTGACTCCTCTTCCCAGTCAGTACCCTTAAGCATTGGCTTTGTTTGAATGTGAGTTGAATAACCAAAGTAATCCTCTTTTGCTTTTGTCTTAATGTAGCTCTTAGCGGTCTCAGATAATATCTCTGACTTTGCTTTTGGCTGAGTCATCAGCTTACCTAATGATGATGGTCTCCATTTCATAATTTAGCCTCCTGTTCTTTTGTTAGTGAATAACTTGCCTTGAGCTGCTCAACAGTGTACTTACCTTTAGCAATAGCATCAAGAGCCTTCTTGAATTGCTCCTCTGACAGCGATGGATTGGCAGCCTTCACACTTGTTGTTGCTGAATTACCATCATCATCCACTGATTGCAATGCTAATAGTGACTGCAATGTACCTCTGCGAAAGTAAGTGATTGCACCAAGCAACTTCTGAGGATCACTGATGTCAGGCAACTGCATCCAAGACTCAACCATATCTCCAGAATCAACATCAATGATCTGAGTAAATACGATATGATCCTTCACTGGCTGCAATAGTACCAATCCATTCTCATGGAGTATTGGCTCAACTGTCTCAAGCAATGCATTGATATCAGCATAAGTCTTTTTAAAATGTGGATTCGTTGCATTCTTAGCAACCTTTCCAATGTTCATCTTGGCCATGTGGAGCTTTGACCACAGTGACCTGTTAAATGGTTTGTTTTCCATATCTGTTTGTTTTATATTTTACAAATGTAATATAATTATTTTAACTAAACAAGAATATTAAAATAAAAATAATTGAATATACCACCATCTCGGTTGAATTACTGTACCAATCAAGGCATCATCTGCATGATCTTGGCCATCCCAAATAATCTGAATTACCTTGTATAGTTCAACTCCACCAAATTTATTGAGCTTAATTACTTCACCAACAAAATAACAATCACCATCTTCTACATCTTTAATCTTATCTCCTACTCTTACCATGATAAATTGTTATACCATTCAATGAATGAGTCAAAATTTCTTGCAATAAAATAAACTCCTCCAGCCTTCTCAATCATTTCTTGATATTGCTTCTGAACATCTGACTGAACATCACGTCCATACTTCACCTCAATCTTAACTGACCTACCTTTGATAGTTGCTGAGATGTCAGCAGTTCCTTTGGTACCTTGTCCTGGAGTCCACTTACCAGCAAGTTGCTTATATGAATCACCAACTGGAATCTTCTTACCTTCCCTGTACTGACCTTGATTGGATATCCTTTCAGCTTGTCCACCATTGGCATTGATCCAGAATATTATGCATTTAGTCAGACCATTGGCTGAGGTATCTTTCCAGTCAGTCAGAGGAATAAATCTCTCGTCCATGGATGGATACTTGCCTTTCAATGATTCAAGCTCCAGAGCTTTGAGTTTATCCTTGTTTATCTTGTTCATAAGTCTCGTTGTAGTATTGTTCAAATCCATATTGACTATTATAAGCATCAGCTAAATATGCTTTTCTTATCTGCTCCTTCTCCATTGCTTTGGCTTGTTCAACCATTGCTGGAGTTAATGTTAATTTTTCAATGTATTGCTCAATCAACCACTCTATTGCTGTCTGTTTCATAACTGGCTATTTATCATATTAATAAGTAATTCCTTCAATGAATAATATTCTTTCATTTTATCAATATCTTCTCTTTCTGTGATAGTTCCAAACCCTCCTTTAAAACTATTAGTGAATGATAGAATGGTAAAATGCCCACTATACTTGAGCACAGCAATTGTGCAGATGGTTGACATCAAGTCGTTAATGTTCATCTGTTTAATTTGTTCTGTTGTCATTGTTTTTCAATTTTAGTTATCCAATTAATTACTGTTCTTCTACTCACCTGAAGTATTTCAGATGCTGTTGTTCTATTCAAGTCAGGATCCGATTGATACATTGCCATAAACTGATCAAATTTACTTGCTCCATTGGTTGCCAATTTTCTTAAATCAGCTTTTTCTTGAGCATCCTTCTTAACAAGTTTACTCATATTAACAAAATAATCACTTAATTTTTCAGCTCTCAACATTGCCTCCTTGCAAATTTGAAGAGCATTTACATCATCATGTTCTGAGCTCATTAAGATATTAATCATCATTGCAAATCTTGGAATGTAGCTCTTTTGTTTTGGCAGCATTGATTTCATATATTCATTCTCTTCATCTGAGTTTTGCATGTCAGATATCTTATCATGAATTCTAATCCATTCGTCATTTGCCTCATGTGAGAATCTTGATATTTGAGGAGTTATTTCACCTTTCTCATCAATTCTAAAAAAGTTTTTAGCCAATGATTCTTTCAATCTAATAAGAAAATTTTCATACCAAGATAGTATATCTCTATCCATTACATTAGTATTATACTTGTCAACATGCAACTCAGGATATGATATCAATATTCTATCAATGAATCCATTCTCTTTATTTGCTCCAGTTGCGAATTGCTCAAAGATATCTGGTTGAATACCTCCAATGACAGGAATGAATGGCTTATCAACAAATGCACTCTTTGATGTTTTACGATTCAATGAAATGCTCTGACCATTCCAAGATGATAGCCAAAATTCCAAATCTGATCCAGCTCTGTACTTATTCATATCTTTAAACCAGCCAGCCAGTTCATCCTTGAATACTCCAATGCAATTAGGATTTGTCTCATGCAAATCAATCAATGCTTCAAGAGTAATATCACCAACTATAAATTGTTCAGATCTTGGTTTTTTTATCTCCTCAGCAAATTTCTTTGATTCCTTGTCAAGCTTTTCATACTCTATATACTTGGCATATTCTTTCTGAAATTCCTTTTGCTTTCTGATATTCAGTTTTTGCAACGGAAAGATAATCTGATTAAGTGATGGAGTCTTACCAATCCCTGGCTTTCCAACTACTGCAATCCATAATGTTGCTGTCTCTCTCCATCCTGGTTTAATCTCAACTATAAATGAATTGCCAATGCACACTGATAAAGACCATAAAAATGCACATCCCATATAATCAATCGATAATCCAAGAGTCTGAGAGCTTTGAATGATATAATGTTGAATATCTTCACTAAATATTTCAATTGGAAATTTAACTCTATCAATATTAATCTTAGCTTCAATTGGTTGGATGTTTAATTTCTTAGCAACTCTTGCACCAAATCCTTCAGAATAAATAGCCTTTGCAGCGGAACTAAAATCACCATGATGATACTTGTAAGTATATGCAATAAATGGTGTTATCAATTGCTCATGAGGATATATAGATCCAGTTGAAAAAAGATACATACAGCCACTATTGTTATAGACATAACCAGAATGAGGAGATGTGCCACCATGTCTCTTAATTATATCCTTATCATTAGTTTTTGAAACAATACTAAAATCATCTGATATAATATCCCATATAGATGTCCTTTGATTATAGTCTTCCCATGGACTTAATGTTGATTCATATTGTTCTTTTACTTCTTCTTTAATTGGCTCATCTCCAGTATAATTATACATCTTACATATTGTCCATAATATATCTTTGTCTTTGTCAGATATATATTGAACATCAAGATAAGTTAGTAAATTAATATTATTATTGTAAACCACACAATAACCACCAGCTCCTCTTGATTCAATTACTGCCTCTGTATGATCCTTTAATCTTGCAATTTTACTATTTGATTGGACATCCTTGGTCTTATAAAGAATATGATATCCTTGATTGACTGTCTTGTATATTGTAAACTTGTAATCAAAGTCATCAATGTTATCTCTGAGTAACTGGAGGAATTCATTCCAAAAATCGTTCTGCTCTTTTAATGTAGCAAATACTTTTAAATCAACATCAATGCATTCAATATCATTATATCCTGTTAAAAAACCAACATAGTGAGCTTTTTGAGATTTATACTTTTCTTCAAACTCTTCCTTTGTAAATGCTTTTTGTTGGCATTGTTTCCAAGATCCTATTGGAATTTTTTTATCATCTGATACGATAAGAGAATAACCTAAATCAATAAGTTTCTTTGCATAAGTTAATGGGATTAGCATAGTATTAAATATAAAATTGCCCCACCAAATCCACAGGATCTCACTACTGTTTCATTGATGAGGCAAAAAATATCTTTGTTAGTTTGTGAGATCATTTTGCAAATATATAATTTTTTTTCTAATTGATTTATTTTTTTATTTTAATTGTTACTGTGAAATTTCACACCTATTTTCACACCTAATTTCACACCTAATTTCACACCATTTTTATAGCTGCAATAATGGTTTCAGAGGCTTACTGTGAAAATTTCACACTTTGAAAAAAAAATAGTTTTATTTATATTTTATTTTTTGATTTTTATAGGTGTGAATCAATTTCACAGTTCACACTTTCACACCTTGCCATACCATCCAGCCATAATCTTATCCTTTATCAGCTTCAATGCTGTGGTATTATGGCAATTCATAACATCTTGAAAGATAGAATCTTGTGGTATCTCAATTGAAGGATTTAATAACTCATCACATCTGTTAATATACCTCATATACACTTTGTCTCGTTTGAAATATGCGTCATGGATTTTCAGAGCATTGATCACAGTTGCATGATTACGATTGAATAACTTACCAATTTTAGTGAGATGCCATCCTTGCTCTCTGAGTATTGAATAAAAATAAGCTCTCTGATAAACCTTGTCTCTATCTCTTGACTTGGATGCCAGATCATATGTCTGAATCATCTCTTTTATTTTTTCAATTATTTCCATTTAAATAGTATTTATTATGTGAATCTTTATTAACCTGGTATCCTAATGCTTTAAATAAATCAAAGTATCGGTAGACTGTTCTATCTGAAACATTAAGATATCTTGCCATTGCCTGAATATGCCTTGATTTCTCTTGCATCAATTGCATCAACTTGATGCATCTATACATTTTTTTTTGATTGATATTCATGGTATCTTTCTATTGCTCCTGTTAAATCTTCTGAATCTTGGCTATCTGCCCATGCCTCATCAATCCAGTCATTGTCTTTCTCTACCTTATAACCATTCTCAATATACCACTCAAGAGTATCTGGATTGTCATCTGGATAATCAAAGTCTT